AAATAATAAAACATCTGAATCTAATGTTTCATAGTCCATAGCAGGTGCATAAACTGTACCTTTTGTTGCTAGGAAAGACACTTTAGTACCTCCCTGTTCACTTTCTAAACCGTGTAAATATACTATTTTTTTCATAACCTTTATTTTATAATTGTAAGTTCATCTAATGCCTCTAATGTTCCTTCAAAACCTGGGATATCTTTAGTAGGTTCTCTACGTTCATAATCATTAATTGACATTTCAATAGATTTAACACCATCAAAAACACCATCTATCAAATATAGATAATGATGATTGTCATCAACTAATCTATTAAGTTTCTCTACAAATTCTGCTCTTCCTTCAATTCCTTTTATAGTCATAACCTTAATTTATTAAATTTAACATTTCATAATACTCATCAACGGTAATAAAACCACCATTAATACCAACCCACAACGCAATAATTTCATCTGTTTTAAACATAACCTTTATTTTTAAATTAATCGTCCGAACCATTCGAACACGTAAATATACGAAAGATAGCCCGGGAAGCCAAGCTTCCCGTGCATTACTTTTATCCAATTTCCATTTCATGTCCACGTTTTTCGTGGTCATGTTCACTATATAATCTTAAATTTAAATAATCACCATTCGAATCACCTATATAAGACATATCTTCTCTAATGTCTTTGTCATATGAAAAACAAAAATCATACTCCTCTTTTGTGAGGTATTCTTTTGTATTCATAATCTCTTCAAACCTAAAATATTCCTGTTCTGCAATGTAAAGACTTTCTGGACTCATCATATAACCTTAATTTTAACGTTGTGCTTAATCGCTCAACATGGTGAAGATACGAAAGATATCCCGGGTAGCCAAGTCTCCCGCGCATTACTTTTAAGATTTTCTTTTAGATGTTGTCTGGAATGTAGATGTATAAGGTGTAAGTTTAGGATTTTCAATATTAAATAGTGCTCTTACATGACTAAAAATTTCTAGGTTTTGTTCTTGTGTACGAGGTGACTCATATACTTCCCAATTTTTACCTTTTAAGCGTTTTCCAGCTTTATCTTCACCTCTCGATTTAGATTTTAACCATAGAACTCCTACTCTATCTACCTTTTTACCATAACACTCTTCATAACATTGAGCATATAGTGCTCCTTGTAAATCATATGTTGTCTGTAAGTGGTTAGAGGTTTTGAAATCTATGATCCAACGTTCAGTTTTTCCGTTAAATTCCAATTCACATACTAAATCACACGTTCCAGCAACTTGAAGTTTATCCGAGAATAGGTGCACTTCTGCTTCTATTAATATGGGATTGTATGTTTCCCAAAAATCAACGAATCTAAGGAACATTTGCCAAACGTGTGCAGGCATTTTTGGATTACCATCAGGGTATAGAAATGTAACTTCTTTCCCATTTAACCAATCCTCAATCATTTCGTGTACTTGTGTGCCTTCTGCAGCTGCTTTTTTAACAATATGTTCAGATGCATGTCCTACTTTTTTAAGCCAATCTTCAAAATATTTACCTTTTGGGTAAGTACTTAAAACGTGTGTAATAGAAGGATAATATTTACCATTTCGTCTATAATACCTTGAATCTGGCATTGTAACTTGTTGGTAATCATCCGAAATTTCTAATAGTCTTTTGTATGATTTTTTGATCATATAGCTAATTTTTGTTCCATTAAATCATAGTAGGTCAATGGTAACGTTGTTTGTATAAGTTTAGTGAAATTTTCGAAACCCATTTCACTCGGGTCCTTATCTTGCATATCCACAAGATAGACTTCTTTACCTTCCGCCATTAACCTCTCGCAGAATTTTAAAGCTTGTTTGATTGCATCCCTATCTAATGCAATATAAATTTTATCTACTACAGATGTAACTATCTTTTTCATTAAGCTACTCTGTATATTTTTCCCTAATAGTGGGATTGCGTTTCTTTTTATAGCTATAGCGTCAAATAACCCTTCACATAAAATGACTGGCACATTCCAGTTTATTAAATGTTCATTAGGTATTACGTCTCTGCTTGCTGATGGGTTTCTGTATTTAACATATGGTTCTTTTTCAAATGAACGAGCAGTAAAATAGTTTAAACTACCCTTTGCATCATATGTTGGAATTATAATCATATTTTTATATAAACCTGATTTGCAATAACCTATGTTGTACTTGAGAATATCGTATTTACTCACGTGTCTATTTTTTAGGTACGCAGTAGCATGTCTAGCCATTATATCGCTATTATCAACGCTATCTAGGCCAATATATTCATCTGGTAATACAACAGTGGATACAACTTGTGTTTCCTTAATTGATTTTGATGATTTAACTAAACTACCAAGTTCTACAAACTTATCCGCAGCTGCTTTAACTTGTCTAAATAGATTATATATAGTAGTACCTCTAGCATCACACGCCCAACAATGCCATTGATTTTTACCTTCACGATTTTCAGTTAAATTAACCTCTAATTTAGGTTTATGGTGATTACATAAAGGACAATGGTAAGCATAGTTGTTTCGAGCAGTTGCCTTGCCCGAACCTAATACCGAATTTACTAGTGTTACTAATAGTTGATTTACCATAAATGGTAATATACAAATCTATTTATGTGTATCCACGAAGCTCTCAACTTCAATATCTATTAAATCCTTTGTAAAGAATTTACCTAAAATATTGTCATTAAAGAACTCATCCGGTTTTTCTAATACCTGATATATCATCTGATATTTAAGTTCAAAATAGGTGAGTGATTTTTTAGTAGGTGCAAATTGTAGTATAATACGTTCAAATTCGTTTTTTTTACCTTCTAATAGTAGTTGTTTAATATCTTTTTGAGAACCATAATATGTCATCCAATCCGATTCTTTAACTACTAGTTTGTATGAAGGTCTTCTACCAACCACCCCAGTTAGGGCGGCTAGTTCTTTTTTACCTAGTTTTTTCTTTTGATTATGAAATAATACTTTTTTCCCAATATACGCTTTACCTGTGGGTATATGTGTTGTAATGTAAACGAAACCGAATGTGCTTTCTGGGAATTGAGTAATATCTCCTATTTCATGTTGCTTATAGGTCCAACTCATAATTTATAATTTAAATGTATATAACTAATTTGTGGTTATAAATATTAAGTTATTATTACTAACAACCTACATATATAATTATCCTGCTGATACTTTTAAGGTACCACTATCGTTCCAAAGTTGATCTACATTTAATGGATCAGAAGTTGGTAAACCTCTCATCATTACAACCGATGTACCCGCTGCTGATCCACTTACTGTTAAGTTATTAACATGGGTTGTACAAGTAGCATGGGATATTATATTTGATCCTACAATAAATGAATCTGTGTGTGTTGAAAGGATATTATTACTTTTCCCACCTCCTATAAAACTACATGCTGCTGATGATGTGTTTAATATACCACCTACTATAACGGTATTATTTGTAGAACATATGATGTTGTTACAACCACCTCCTATAAAGGATTGTTTACAATAGGCACCAGAGATTGTGTTGCAACATCCTCCTACTATAGCACTTTCTTCATTGGAGTAACCTGAGATTGAATTATTTCTTCCTGCTCCTATAAAATCACTATTACCACATGATAAATTTAAGATACCTCCAACAATATAACCACCATTACATACATCATTGCTAGAACCTGCTCCTATAAATCCATCACCTATACAACCACCTGCTAGAGTGTTACTTGAACCACCTACTATAACTCCCATTCCAAAACGACCATCAGTAGTTACAGTATTATTACACCCTCCTCCTATAAATCGAAATCGCCCATAATAACCAGATATTGTATTATTTTTACCCCCTACTATTACACTATCACAACTATTGTAGGCATTAGATATAGTATTATTCTCACCACCTACAATTATGTCAAATTTATTAGTAGCATCATAGTTTGAAATAGAGTTACTACAACCACCTCCTATAAAACTACATGCGACCGATGCTGTGTTTAAGATACCACCTCCTATAAAAGAAAAATCTGCATTTGAATTATTTATACTGTTCTTGCAACCTCCTCCTATTGTAGTATAACTGGCACCCATAGTAATGGTGTTACATTCTCCACCTAATATAGAGGATAATGTACCTACCTGAGAATTATTTTTACCAAAGTTTATACGTGAATTTTCGGCTGTAAGTGTACTACCATTAAATGTAAGACAAGCTTCACCATTAATTGTAGATGTACCAGTTGCGGTTAATACTCTATTATCACTATTATTTGTAATTGTTGCTGAACCATTTATTCCACTTGAACCTGAGGAACCTGAAGAGCCACTTGAACCTGATGTTCCGTCTGTTCCACTTGAACCATTTGTACCACTTGTTCCGTCTGTTCCACTTGAGCCTGATGTTCCGTCTGTACCTGAAGAGCCACTTGTACCATCTGTTCCTGAAGAGCCTGATGTTCCGTCTGTTCCTGATGAACCACTTGTGCCATCTGTTCCACTTGAACCTGAAGTTCCATCTGTACCACTTGAACCTGATGTTCCATCTGCTCCTGAAGAACCTGATGAACCTGAAGTTCCGTCTGCTCCTGATGATCCTGATGAACCACTTGTACCGTCTGCTCCTGAAGAACCTGATGAACCACTTGTACCATCTGCTCCTGAAGAACCTGATGAACCACTTGTACCATCTGCTCCTGATGAGCCACTTGAACCTGATGTTCCATCTGCTCCTGAAGAACCTGATGAGCCGGATGTTCCATCTGCTCCTGAAGAACCTGATGAGCCTGAAGTTCCGTCTGTTCCGGATGAACCCGAAGTTCCATCTGCCCCTGATGAACCACTTGAACCGGAAGTTCCATCTGTACCTGAAGTACCTGAAGCACCACTTAAACCCGAAGAGCCTGAAGAGCCACTTGTACCGTCTGTTCCTGAAGAGCCACTTGAGCCTGAAGAGCCACTTGAGCCACTTGAACCTGAAGTTCCATCTGTACCTGAAGAACCTGAAGTTCCGTCTGTTCCAGATGAGCCTGAAGAACCTGAAGAGCCACTTGAGCCACTTGAACCTGAAGTTCCATCTGTACCTGAAGAACCCGAAGTTCCGTCTGTTCCATCTGTACCAGATGAGCCACTTGTTCCGTCTGTACCTGAAGAGCCACTTGAGCCACTTGAACCTGAAGTTCCATCTGTACCTGAAGAGCCACTTGTACCATCTGTTCCCGAAGAGCCACTTGAGCCACTTGAGCCTGAAGAGCCTGAAGAGCCACTTGTACCGTCTGTTCCTGAAGAACCATTTGAGCCTGAAGAGCCTGAAGAGCCTGAAGAGCCTGAAGAGCCACTTGTTCCGTCTGTACCTGAAGAGCCACTTGAAGCAGCATTTTCTCTGGTGCCTACTTCACCAGATGAATTTATTACTAATGTTGTATTTTCAGATCCTTGAGTTGATAGACCTGTTAATTTTAATTCAGATAATTCAGCGTTAGAGCCGCTAATTATGACTTTTTTCCAATTTGGCATATTCTAATTTTACTAGGTTGGCTACTGATTATTCAGTCCACTTCCCTTACGGGCCGTAATATAGGTATAAATATGAAAAGTTACTGTTCAGTCTGTGGAGTTGCAACATTTTCTAACCCAGATTCAATAGTTTCAATTTTTTGGTTTAATTTTACTTGTAGGGTGCCAATAAAAATAGCATCGATACCAGTTATTGGAAGGTAATCAGTTGATTTTCTAAGAGCCCTTAATTCTCTTATAGACAAATTTGTTAGGTTGTAAGGCATAACTATTATTTTTTATTTAATTCTTTATACTTTTCTTGTAATTTTAATGTTGTGTTATAACATATTTCTACATATTCTCCTTTAAATAAAGAGTTTTTTATAGTAATTAATAAAAACTCAATTTCTTTTTCTGTTAATTCTATATTATGAGTTATAGGAGTACCTACTTGGTCAGTAGATACTCCTTTTATTTCAACTTTGTTTGATTTAAATCCCATAAAACTTTTTAATATTTTTAAAAACAATTTTTAAGGTAGATTATGAATAAATATAAACATCACCTGATGCTGCTGTAAATATATTTCCTTCTTGTTGATATCTTGCAGGTGCTGATGTTGGTAATGCACCTCCAGATCCTACAACTACTGTTGCCATAAAAGCATCTGGTGTAAATCCTGAACCACTTGCATGGAAAGAACTTGTTACACCCCATCTTTGAGATGATAAACCATCATATGCAAAAGCATCACCATAATCTTGTGTTCCTTGCTGTATTACAATACCACCATCTCCTGTTGAATTAGAACCAGATGCTAATAAAATAAATCTATCTGCTACTAATAAGTTTTGTGAATTTTGAAAGGATGCTGTACCTTGTACTGTTAAATCATGGCTAATTACAACGTCACCAGTTACTGTTAATAAACCACCTAATGTAGAACCACCAGTATTATCAAATACTAAATTACTGTTTACATCGGCGTTAGGTGCACCTGATGCTCCTAAAGTAATTACACCATCTACGGTATTTCCAGTTAAAGATAATAATCCACTTGAACCACTTGATCCGCTTGAACCTGATGTTCCATCTGTACCTGAAGAGCCACTTGAGCCTGAAGTTCCATCTGTTCCCGAAGAGCCTGATGTTCCATCTGTACCACTTGAACCTGAAGAACCTGATGAACCACTTGTACCGTCTGCTCCTGAAGAACCTGATGAACCACTTGTACCATCTGCTCCTGAAGAACCTGATGAGCCTGAAGTTCCGTCTGTTCCTGAAGAGCCACTTGTACCATCTGTACCACTTGAACCTGAAGTTCCGTCTGTACCCGAAGAGCCACTAGTTCCATCTGTTCCATCTGTTCCAGAAGAACCACTTGTACCATCAGTTCCGGATGAACCACTTGTACCATCAGTTCCTGATGAGCCACTTGAACCTGAAGTTCCGTCTGTACCACTTGAGCCGCTTGAGCCTGAGGTTCCGTCTGTTCCTGAAGAGCCACTTGTACCATCTGTTCCTGATGAACCACTTGAGCCACTTGTACCATCTGTTCCTGAAGAGCCACTTGAGCCACTTGAACCTGATGTTCCATCTGTACCTGAAGAACCACTTGAAGCAGCATTTTCTCTTGTACCAATAACACCTGAGGTATTAATAGTTAATACCGTATCTTCTGTTGGTTGTGCTGATAAATTTGATAGGGATAATTGTGCTAATTCCGCATTGGATCCACTAACTATTACTTTTTTCCAATTTGCCATTTATACTAAATTTTTATTTTATTATACATATTATATTTTATCCTAAACCTACATAAAAATTATCAGAAACATAAGCTAATCCTCCTTCTACTGCTGTTGGTAATGAACTAAATTCTATAAGTTGTAAAACCCCCCCACTTGTTACTTTTACCCCATTTCCAGTTGCATTTCTAATTAACATTAAATCTTGACCTGAGTTATTATCTATTATTTCTAATCTAGGACCAGATGATGCACCTCCAATACCCAAACTAATACCATCAAATTGTAAATTAGATTCTCCATTAATTATGGATGCATTACCTGTTGCACTTAATATATAGTTATCTACATTATTATTAATGGTTATACTACCACCACCACCACCAGAACCATCAGTTTGGTAGGCTCCAACTTTTAATGAATCAACAAATCTTACATTATTAGCCATTTTTTTTTTATTTTTTTAATTCTGTACCTGGGGTTACATCAGAAATATTAGATACACTTCCTTGGTCTCCTCTTTGACGTCTAGTTCTACCATCTTTTGTTTTAGTAACACCTTCCTCAAATATATCACTATTTGAAGTAGTTTCCATTTGAACAATAAATTTAGATTTAGTATTATACTTACTAATAGAATTTAAATCTTTTTGTATTGTATCTGGGATTATGTATCCTCTTAATCTAATGTTAAATGTGCCCTTTACTAATCTATCTCTACCATTTGTTAATTGAGTTTCAGTAGTAAAACTATCTATAAAGGCTCTAAACTTAAACCTTTCAGGATTACCCCAATAAGCATCTGAAGAGTATTCACATGCTTCAATAACTTTATTTAATTGTTCCATATAATAGGTTTGAACTATTACACTATATTCTAAATTAACAAAATCGGGAACAGCTACAGCGTAAAATTGTTTTGCTGGTATTTTATTGTTTATATTATCAAAATTATTATAGAAATTTTTTGGGTTATAAGCACGTTGAAAAGAACCATATAAGTTAGGACTATTAGCGTCTAATTTATTATATACAGTTCTATCCTTAGTTATTGTATTTCTTTTAATAACAATAATAGGTAACATAATAGATCCCTTTTTATCTCTATAATAACCATCTCGTTGAAAAGATTTCCATCTTTCAGGATCACCATATATTATAGGCACTTCTCTTCTTTCTCCATTTTGATATACAAAAGGTTTAATAACATTTTGAAAATAAAAAAATACCGCTTCATCTAAATCTTGTAAACCAATTGCAAAAGGTTTAGTATTATCCCCATCCCAAGACATCTTTTCTGATCTATTAAATGGTATACCTGTTGGGTTTTCATTTGAAGGTAAAGGAATATTAGGGTTACCATATCTAGTCGATGATGGTTGTTGTTGGTCTATGCTTATCTCCTTTTGTGTTTTTGGTATTGGTTTTCTTATAGCCATTAAAATCTTTCTTTAAAAGGTGAAATAGCAGGTTTATCCGCTGATATATAATATGTTGATACTAATATAGATAAATTTGTTCCAAATAACTGTAAATTAGGATTAAGTGGATTTTCTGTACCATCAGAAGAATTATTGGGGTAATCTGGGTTTTTACCACTCCAGTATTGGTTTGCTATTGTACCCTGTACTCCATAAT